CCCAAAATACATTCTATAAAGTATTAGTCCCTTAATATCCCCAGCGGAAAAGACACGTGTCATTCCTGAATCAAACTTCTTAAATGAAACTGTCTCATCTTTTAGACAGTCAATATTATAGATTTCAGGAACTATATGATATTTAATCATATTTTTAATGTCCAATTTTATCTCTTCTCTCAAAGAAATAAATTTAGGAGTTTCTAGATCAAATTCTGGCTTATCACCAAAGATTTCGAAACGCCCTTTTCCTTTCCGAGTGAGAACGTAGGGATAACCGGGTGACGTTTTCCTCGTGATACTTTTAAAATAGATATCATCAGGAGCACCCAACACTGCAGTTTCTATGGAATAAACTACACGCTCACTATAACTAGTGTTAGTAGTGTTATACCAATCGATTTCCGAGTGTATACATTCATTCAATACGTCAGCATTAACTTGAAAACTTTGTTTCCTGTTAAATCGTTCCAAACTTAATACTTCGGGGTCATATAAGACACCGTTCTTATTGAATGGAACAAGTCGAGCTGGTATTGTTATTGCATCTGCTATTTCTTCAAACAGACACGATTTACGTAGATCACTCCTTACAGTAGAATTAATCTTTTCGCTAAGTCCTAACTCATAGAACATAGCTTTATGAACATCATTTGATTGAAATTCAGCAGCTTTTTCCTCTAAAGGATCAATATCTGGTTTGACTATAAATGGATCAAAATAACTCCTTAAAATAGGATTACAGAAACTTATATTGCCAGCTCCAGCCAGATGTATACCAAGTATCTTTCCTTTCTGTAATTTGGGATTCATAACTACGTATGGCATACCACACATACCTTTATCATTGCACATCTTAAGACTATAAGTGGTATAATAATTACCCCCAAGGTCATTAGTGCAATATTGATTATCGATTCTATCAGCTCTACTAACAGTAGTTTCACAAACAGAATCTGTGGTTCCTTTTGTCCTTCTGAGAGTGTATGAATACCTACGAACATAGTCATAAGTAAGTTTCAGCTCATCATCAGCTGGAAAGTGTTCACGTATATCTTTGTGAATACGCATGTCTTCAGGGAATTTAATGAGTCCAACATCTTTGGCCCTCAAATTATCATCCTTGATATAATTTCGTATCAAATAATTAACTGAAACAAAATAACCTCTCCTATCTCCATTAGTAGAAACCATCCTAAACTCAAAACGACTATCTCCATAATCTGGAGTTTCCTCTACAAGTTTTTCTTGGACTGCCAACCAATGAAGAGGCAAAATAGCCCACCTATCACAAATGAATAAAGCATAATTGCAAAACTTAAACTCATCGCCAACAATATAGTATAAATTTCTA